ATTCTTGGTATGGTTGCAAAACCTGCACTAGAGAATTGGAAGATAACTCAGGCTATAAAATCTGCAGCAACACTAGACATAGGAGATGAAGAATCTATGGATTCTTTTGTGTATAGATGTAAGGCTGATGCTAAACAGATTGGTTCTAAAGCTGCAAAGGAAGGTACAAGAATACATGCTCAAATTGAAAAAGGTTTCTTAGGTCAAGCTAAAACTAAACCTTATAAGATTATACAAGCATGGTTAGATGAAAACTTTCCTGAAGAAGATTGGATTGCAGAAGATTCTTTCTGTGCTAATCAAGGTTATGGTGGTAAGATAGACTTGTATTCAAAGTCCGGTATCTTTGTGGACTTTAAAACTAAAGATAACCTTGAAGGTAAAGACCCTAGTAAATTAGTGTATGATGAACATGGTATGCAACTTTCTGCTTATGCACAAGGTTGTAATATAGATGACCCTACAAGAGTTTCTATATTTGTAGATAGAGCAGATACAGGATTAGTCTTGTGTCATATATGGGATAAAGAATCACATGCTAAACATAAAGAAATGTTTAATAGCGTATTAAGATATTGGCAACTGGTGAAAAATTATGAATGGCAATAAGTCTAAACAGTTAAGAAGAAAAGCAGAGGGTATGTTAATTGATTGGTTAAGAACTATGATACCAGAAGGAGAAGATACTTCTAAAATTAATAAGAAAAACTTACATGAATTTTTACCAGAACAAACTCATCTCTTTGCTAACAATAAATTTATGTTAAGTGCTTATAGTTTAAGATGGTTTTATAAACAAGTAAAAAGAAATCCTAATGTACAATTAAAGGATTTACTTTAATGGCTAGAAAACCTAGAAAACCTAGACCTAAAAAAGTTAATGTACCTAAAGGGTATGATAGTAAATGGGAATATGATATACATCAATCTGTTTTAAAAGGTTGGGAACATCATAATCAAAACATAGATTATGTTGTTGAGCATAAATACGAGCCTGACTTTATTAAAAAAATTGATGGTAAAATAATATTACTAGAAGCAAAGGGAAGGTTTTGGGATTACTCTGAATACAGTAAATATATTTGGATAAGAGAAGCTCTTAAAGAAATAGTAGAAGATTATGAATTAGTCTTTCTATTTCAGAAACCTTTTTCTCCTATGCCACAGGCTAAGAAAAGAAAAGATGGAACTAAAAGAACTCATGCTGAATGGGCAGAAACAAATAACTTTACATGGTATAGTGAAGAAACATTACCAGAGGAATGGAAATGAAATATAAATTCAATGAAGATAATATCATACAACAGATACAAAGATATGTTGATGGTACATACGAAAGACATTATGCACAAGGAAAGTATCAGGCTACCGATATGATAATAGATGCAGGACATGGAGAAGGTTTTTGTATGGGTAACATTATGAAGTATGCTATGAGGTGTGGTAAAAAAGAAGGCACAGATGCAGAAATGGACTTGCTAAAAATAATACATTATGCTATAATAGCAATAGCTTTAGAAGATACGAAGTATCATTTAGGAGAAGACAAAAATGGTTGATGATAAGATAGGAACTAAGCCTTACTTAGGAATTGAAATAGACTACGATAAAGAAAAAGAGTTTGATAAATTTAGTTTAGATACACTTAAAGATAGATATTTTTGGGAAGGAGAAACACATGCACAAGAAGCATTCGCAAGAGCCTCAGTCTACGGAGCAACCTACAAAGGGGAAACAGATTTTGAACTGGCTCAAAGACTTTATAACTACAGTTCCTCTCGTTGGTTCATGTTTAGCACTCCTATACTTAGTAACGGGGGAACAAGTCGTGGGCTACCTATCTCTTGTTTCCTTAATTATGTTCCTGACAGCAGGACTGGTTTATCTGCTCACTATGATGAGAACATATGGTTGGCAAGTTCGGGTGGAGGCATTGGTGGATATTGGGGCGATGTTAGGAGTAACGGTATTTCTACTACTCATGGCAGTCGTTCTACTGGTTCAATTCCATTCATGCATGTTGTAGATTCTCAGATGTTAGCCTTTAATCAAGGCACAACTAGAAGAGGTTCTTATGCTGCTTACATGGATATAAGTCATCCAGAAATAGAAGAGTTTATAAACATGCGTAAAGAATCTGGTGGAGATATTAATCGTAAATGTCTTAACCTGCATAATGGAGTAAACATAACAGATTCATTTTTAGATGCAGTAAAAAATGATGAAGACTGGAGATTGATTGACCCTAAAACTAACGAAGCTGTTAAGGTTATTAATGCTAGAGATTTATGGTGGCAACTTATACATGCAAGAGCAGAAACAGGTGAGCCATATATGGTAAACATAGATACTTGTAACGAAGCTTTACCTAAACAACAAAAAGATTTAGGTTTAGAAATTAGACAAAGCAACTTATGTTCTGAAATAACTTTACCAACTAACGAAGAAAGAACAGCAGTATGTTGTTTGTCTTCTGTAAACTTAGAACACTTTGATACTTGGTCTAAAGATGATAATTTTATATTAGATTTAATAACAATGTTAGACAATGTAATAGAACACTATATTGAAAACGCAGTAGACACATCACAACTAGGAGGATATAATGCAAATTACAATAGGTTTTCTAAATATATTAAAGAAGACAAAGAAGGATATACTAAATCTGCCTATTCGGCGTATAGAGAAAGAAGTCTCGGCTTGGGTGCAATGGGGTTTCATGCATATCTACAATCTAGGAACATACCTTTCGAGGGAATTTTTGCAACTGGGTTTAATCACACAGCTTTCACATACATTAAATCAAAAGCTTTACAAGCTACTAAAGAGTTGGCTATCCAAAGGGGTGAAGCTCCTGACATACATGGTTCAAGTCGTAGAAACGCTAACCTACTTGCTGTTGCTCCTAACGCTAGTAGTGGGATTATATGTAGTGGCACTTCTCCTAGTATCGAGCCTTATAGAGCTAACTGTTATACTCATAAAACTTTATCAGGAAGCTATCAAGTTAAAAACAAATTTCTCGAAAAGATTTTTAAATCCAAAGGATTGAAAGTTAAAGAGTTAGAAAATATTTGGAAAGACATTGCAAGTAAAGATGGGTCAGTACAACATTTAGATATACTTACTGATGAAGAAAAAGAAATATTTAAAACAGCAAATGAAATAAATCAAATCTGGATTGTAGAACACGCATATCAAAGACAACAATTTATATGTCAAGCACAGTCCGTAAACTTATTCTTTACCTTACCAAAGGCAACTGAAGGTCAAGAGATACATGATGAATACATGCAGTATGTTAATGATGTTCATTGGTATGGTATGAATAAACTTAAATCACTCTACTATTTTAGGTCTAACGCAGCTAGAAATGTAGAGAATGTAAACATTAAAGTTCCAAGAATCAAGTTAGATGATGTGGAATGTATAGCTTGTGAAGGATAGTATGGAAGATATAAACATACAAGTTCATTCCTTACCTGCTGTTGTTATGTTAGAAGCACAACTTCCAGAAGAAATGGTAGATAGTTTAAATAATTATTTAGATAAACTATACAAAGATAAAAAAAGAAAGTCATTAGCTGGTACTTTAGTTGGGCAAATACATAGAGGACAACAATTATTAATGGACCACAAAGACCCTGTACTAAAAGAGTATTATAAATTTATTACAAACATGGCAGTTAATTATTTAGATTCTTATAATAATATAACAGGTACAAGACATACAGGTAGAATGATAGACATAGATGAGTTATGGTCTGTTCATAGTTATGAAGGAGATTATAATCCTATCCATGACCACGGAACTAAAACACTTATGGGTATTAGTACAACTACATGGACTAAAGTACCTAAACAAATAGGAAAGCAAGGAGAAAATTCTTTAGATGGTTATGATTTATATAATAGTTCAGGAGCATGTGATGGTTTTCTTGCATTTAATTATGGTAGAAATAGTTTAATGGATGCTGAAAGATTAAGACCATCTCAATCAGTTGTAATGCAACCTAAAGTAGGAAGACAATTAATGTTTCCATCATGGCTACAGCATATGGTATATCCTTTCTTTGGTAAAGGAGAACGTAGAACTGTAGCTTCTAACTTAAATTGTTTTAATAAGGAGGAACAATGATAAAAGAAAAATTATATGATGCTTTGTATGATAGATATAAAGCTGAACAATCAGAAGCTTTATGCAATCTTCAAATGTATTTTAGAGAGGGTGTTGGTGTAGCTGACCACCCTAATACAGTAGATACTATATCTAAATTATTTGAAGAGTATGCAGAAGCAACAGAACATTTAAAATTATTAAAGGAGAATAGATATGAGTTTGTTGGGCAATAGAGATTATTATAAACCATTTGAATATCCATGGATGTTTGATTACTATGTATTACAAAATCAAATGCATTGGATGCCAGAGTCTGTACCATTACATACAGATGTAAAAGATTGGCAAGAACTTACAGACAAAGAAAAGAATTTACTTACACAAATATTTAGATTGTTTACTCAGTCAGATGTAGATGTAGCTTCAGGATATATAGATAAGTATATGCCTGTATTTAAAAAGCCAGAAGCAAGAATGATGATGTCATCTTTTGCTAACATGGAATCTATACATCAACATGCCTACAGCTTACTACTTGATACTGTTGGTATGCCTGAAATAGAATACAAAGCTTTTGCTGACTACGAAGAGATGGCAGACAAGCATGATTATGTTGGTAACTTTAAACCTACAAAAGCTAAGAAAGAAACTATAGCTAAAACTCTTGCTGTTTATTCTGCTTTTACAGAAGGACTACAACTCTTCAGTAGCTTTGCAATCTTATTAAACTTTCCTAGATTTGGAAAGATGAAAGGCATGGGTCAGATAGTTACTTATTCTATTCGTGATGAGTCAATGCATGTAGAAGCTATGACTAAACTATTTAGAGAATTTATACAAGAAAACTTAGACATATGGACAGATGATTTTAAGAAAGAACTATATGAAATATGTAGACAAATGGTTACACTTGAAGATAAATTTTTAGACCTTGTGTTTGAGATGGGAGATTTACAAGGACTAACTAAGAAAGATATGTACGCTTACAATAGATACATAGCAGATAGAAGACTATTACAACTTGGTCTTAAAACAAATTATGACCAGAAAGAAAATCCACTTGGTTGGATTGATGAAGTCATGGGTGTTGAACATCAAAACTTTTTTGAAGGTAGAGCAACAACATACATGAAAGCAGGACTTAGAGGAAGACAAGACAACATAACCTTTAGTGATTTAAATGAGTAGACTAAGTGATAAAAAAGATACTGCTTGGTTTATAAAATGGGTTTCTAGTTTTATAGTTGTAACAGCTATGTCTTTACGAGGCATACAGGGTATGGAAATTTATGACTTAGTTCTATCTATAGTAGGAGTATCTGGTTGGTTATGTGTTGGTATGTTATGGAAAGATAGGGCATTAATTATTTTGAATGCTGTTGGTCTTGTCTTTTTATTTAGAAATTTAGTAACAGAATTTATAGTATAAGGAATACTAATGAAATCAAAAAGAGAGGAAGCAATATTAATAGGGTACAAAGTTCTTTACAACAGAGCAGGTAAATTAATTACTGAAAGAACAACTACTGATATAAAAGAACTTAGACCTTATTTTACAGCAGAAGAATATGCAACATTACAAACTGTAATACGAGAAGGAACAACTAAACTAGATGAAATACATAATTACATAGAGGCTAATTTAAATGCTAGGATAATGACAGACTAATGAAATGGGCTAGTTTATTATTAGGTTTACTAACATTACCTTTAATATTTAATGTTACACCTTTAGAAGTTATGAGGTTAAAAACCTTTGATGCTTTTATAGAAACACCAGAGCCTTCTAATAACTTTGTAATCTTAAATATAACAGAAGAAGATGTACAAGAAAGAGGAGGCTATCCTTTTCCTAGACAAGACTTAGCACAAATACAAATAGATTTACTTAACAAAGGTGCTATAGGTGTAGGTTGGGTTATATTATTTCCACAACCAGATAGGTTTGGGGGCGATGAAGTTTTTAAAGAAACATTATCTTATGCTCCTAGTGTACTAGCTATGCCAGAGTTTAACAATGGAGAATATCCTAAAACACATGGTACAGTTATATTAGGACCAGATGTAAACTTACCGATAGCTAAAGGATTTATACAAAATATACCAGAGCTTCAAGAAGTTTCTGCTCAAGGTGCTGTGTCTGCTCCAGTAGATGTAGACAATCTTGTAAGAAGAATACCTTTACTTCAACAAACTCCTGATGGTTGGGTTGCTTCTTATGGAATAGAAGTATTAAAAACTTTACTCAACTCTAACACTTATCAAATAAAAACAAATGAAAATGG